GCCATGGGAGGAGCCTTTCGGGGCGGCGGCTCCTGCTACACTGGCGGGAGCCCGGCGGCCGGTGATGTCGGTTGACGGGTCAGGCGTCGGTCGGTGTTCCACCACCGGGCGGCGCCGCTTCACTAACTTCCTAATCTTAACCTAACCGGTAATGCGTGTCAATGAAGTAATCGGCCGCGGTGCCGATTCCTTGAATGACCCCGCGCGGGCGCTTTGGTTTGCGCGCGAGACGGCGGTTAGGTTAGAGTATCGAGAGGTGCTGCCGAATCAGCCGCGCAGGAGGGACACACGACCCGATGGAACGCAGTCTCCTGGCCGAGATCATCCGCGATGCCGTGATGACGTCCGTCGTGACCACCGTGTCGCGGCACGCCCAACTCGCGGCCGAACAACTCACCGAGACCATGCTGCAGGATCCGGCGACCCGCGCGTCTCTGGTCATCCTCGTCCGCGAGGCCTTCGAGCACGCCGTCGAGGCGCTCAAGGCCCCGCGGCCCCAGGACAGTGCAGTATGACGAAGAAACGGAAGAAGAACCCGCATGCGGTCGCGCTCGGCCGGCTCGGCGGACTGGCCAAGAGCGCCGCCAAAGCCGCCGCCGTGCGCGAGAACGGCAAGCTGGGCGGCCGGCCCCCGCGCACGCCGCGACCGCAGGAGGCCATGCACGATGCGGGGGCGAACACGAAGGAGACGCCCAAATGGCGATGACGTTGGGCGCGTTGTATCAAGCGCTCGTCGCGGGCCATGTCGATGAAGAGTTGGCGCGAAAGGCGGCCGAAGAGGTCGCCGCCTATGAGAGCCGACTGGCGGGGATCGAGGCGGACGTCAAGCTGCTCAAGTGGATGGTCGGCACGAACCTGGTCCTGACGGTGGCCATTCTCGGGAAGGTCGTCCTATGAGGCCCCCGATCATGAGTCGGCCTGACGCGGGCCTCGAGACCTTGGACGTGATCGAACAGCGGCGCGACGGGCTTACTCGCCTGGCGTGGCGCCGGGCCAGCGCCCCGACACATTCCGATCCGCCACCGCCTGGCGCACCGCCTCACTGCTCGGCGTCCCCAGCGCCGCCACCAGATCCCGCTGCGCCTGAACCGCCGCCATCGCGTCCTGATGCGACGTGCCCAACTTGCGGAGCGCCGTATACGTCCCCATCTCCGCCGCCGAGATCTTTAGCTTCGGCGGCGGCGGCGGGGGCGCCACGGCGGTCACCGCTGCCACCGGCGTCTCCCCCCCCTGCACCCGCAGGGCGGCTTCCGCATACTGCGGCTCCGTCAACTTCAGCCCGGCCCGACGCGCCGCCAACCCCAGCTCGTTCTGAATCCGCTGCGGGCTCATCGGGGCCGTCGGCGATCCCGACGGAGGCGGAGGTGTGGGGGCAGATAACGGAGTCGCTGCGGCGGCTGGAGGTGCTGGAACGCCGGGAGGCGATGCGGCTGGTGCAGCGGCGCGCGCGGCCGCGGCGGCCTTGAGCTCGGCGACGACGGCGTCCGGATTCTCCCCGCGCACGGCGACGCGCACGCTGTGCAGTTTCAGGTCGTTGGACGTGATCGGATACTCGGCCCGCTCGGCGGCGGCGATCAAGGCCTGCGGCGCATCGGCGCGATACGGCGGCGGCGCAGGCGCGGCCGGGGGCGCGAGGACCTCGGGCGTTGCGATGGCCGCCCTCGGCGAGCTGCCGCGCGCTGTATAGGAGGTCGCGGCGGATCCGGCCACGGGTTCGGCGGCCGGCGCGGCGGGACGCGGACTCACGACCTCCGAGAGCGGCGTCGGCGGCGGCGGCGTGACGGGTGTCAACCCTGTGCGGAGCCGTTGCGCGACGTCCACGGCGCGGCCCAGTCGCGGACTGACGACCCCGATCACATCGGGCGCGACGAGGTCGCCAACGGCCGCCGTGCCGCGGATGGCCCCGCGTCCGCCGGCCCGCAGCGCACCCCCGATCGCGGGGCCGACGTAGGGCAGCACTTTCGGGCCGAAGTACTGAAGCGCGAGCGTCATCCACAGTTTGGGGTCGGTCGCATCCCGCCCGAGAATCCGGCCGATCTGCTGAAAGCTGCCGACCGGATTGTCAATCAGGTCCCCCAGCGTCACGGGCGCCCCGGCGCTCGGCGCGCCGAGGCGGGCTTCCGGATGCGGCCCGAGGACGACCGGCACCCGACCCGCCGCCGGATCGGTGGAGAGCAGACCGGCGGACGGATCGGCCGAGAGCAGCTGCTCGGTCATTGTTTGTACCAGCCCGTTGTGCCGTTGACGGTTTTCCACACCGCCGGCACGCCGTTCACCACGCCGCGCGTGCCCTCGGCGGGCGCGGTGGTCTTCCCGCCCGTCGGCGTGGTCGGCGTCGACGAGCCACCCGTCGGCGATCCCAGAATGCCGTTTTCCGCCGCGAGGAGTTTCTGACGGCTACGCGCCAGTTTCTCGCGCGCCGTCGCCTGCGTGTCGGTGGGATCCGGCACGTCGTTCTCAATCGCGTTTTGCATTTCCGCGCGGTTGATGCGCACGCCTTGCGTCCCGATCATCGACTTCATGGCCTGAATGGCGGCGTCACGATTGCCCCCCCACGCGGCGAGCTGGGGATCCCACTGCATATAGGCTTCGAGGCGGTTCAGCGGGCCCACCAGGACGCGGGAACCCGGCGAGGTTGGGAGTTTGTCCAGCGACTTCTCCATGTCATCCAAATTCTGCCGGGCCGTGTCGATGTTCGCGAGGGCCGTACTCTCGGCCGCATTGGTGCCGGACGCACCCAGCGCGTGGGCTTGCCGCTGGGCCGCGCCGTAATCTTTCCCTTTGTACTTCGACAGGTCGACATAGGGGCGCCCGGTGCTGGTCGTGCGCAGGTCCGCCGCCACGCCGACATCGTCGGGACCGCCGACCCCGGCCGCGAGTTTCTGGCGCTCGATGTCTCGGAGCTGCGAGGTCAGTCCTTCCTGCGCGAGATTGTGCCGCGCCGTTTCGACCGCGTTCGCGGAGGCCTGGGCGCGCACCGCCGCTTCGTTCGCCGCGGTCTGGGCCCGCGCCGCCGCCTCCCCCGCGAGCTTTTCCTGCGTGGCGGGGTCAATGGCCATCTTCTTTCCGAACGCGATCGTCTCGGGCCCGGTATACGTCTGCGGGAACAAATTCGCGGCCTCGGGCGGTCCCCCGAGCTTCTTGTATTGGTCGAACACATTGGCGTATTGCTGCGCCGCGGTCGGGTCGTCCGGATTGATCGCCGCGACGGCCGTCCCGAGGGCCTTCTGGTACTCCTGCTTGCCGAAGGCGTCGAGCGCCTTCTGATGCAGGTCGACTTGATCCTTCCGGCTCAGGGCCATGTCCACGACCCGCGTGTATTTCGCCGGGTCGTACGGGCCGGCGAGGTACTGCCCGACTACCGGGGATAAGGCCGCGATCTTCGGCAGGGTGGCCTCGTGGCTCGCCTGGTCGGTGACCAGCCCCGCGTACTTGAGGCCGAGGTCGAGCTGTTTGTCCTGCACCTCCAGATTGTTCTTCGCGGTCTCCACCGCGTTCTTGCGCGTGGTACTGAGCTTCTCCGCGAACGCCGCCGCCGCCGTGGGGTTGGTTTGATAGAGCAGCGGCAGCGCCTGGTCCGGGTCGCCGCCCGTCTGCTCGAGCGCCTGCTGCATCGCGGCCCGGTCCGCCGCGTTCTGCCGCGCCGCGTCGGCCGCGAGCCGCCGCTGCTCGACCTGCGCGCGCACGTCCTCGACGCGCGCGAGGCCCTGCACCCAGTCGAGCGGGTTGACCGGCTGGATCGGCGCCGGCCGGAGACTGGTAATGATGGAGGGATCGAGAGGCATGGCTTACGCCAAGACCCCGTAGCCCGTGGGCGGGGTCGGGATTGTGCCGGGTGACGGGGTGCGGTTCAGGAGCTGCGACAAGTAGTACATCTGCATCGCGTTGGTGGCCGCGTTCGTCGCGCCGCCAAGGCCCTGCGCCCACGCGTTCGCGGCGCCCACGGTCCCCGCCGCCTGCGCGTTGCCAATGCCGGTCAGGGCACTCGTGAGGTTGCCGGCCTGCCCGCCGAGGAGCTGCCCCGCCTGCCCCGCGTACGACGTCCCGAGGTTCGCCTGCTGCCCCGCGGCGCCGTAGCCGAGCTGCGCGAGACCGGAGAGTTGGTTCGCGCGCTGCCCTTGCGCCTGCAGCCCCAGGCCCGCCTCACTCAGCCGTTGCCCGAAGCCGGCCTGCTGCGCCTGCAGCCCCTGGCCGAAGGCGGCCTGCTGTTCGCCGAACAGCCGCGCATACTGGTTCGCGTATTCGTTGGCGGCGTAGTCCTGCCCGTAGCGGTCAAGGGCCTTCGCGGTGCCGCCCGTCAGGAGCGTCCCCTTCGCGGCGGCGGAGCGTTGCAGGGCATCGATCCCCTGCTGCAGCCGGAACTGATAGCCCGGCGAGCTGGTCAAGTTCGCCGCCGCGAGCGACGCCAGCGAGCTCTGGCCGGTCGGGTCGCTGCCGCTCCAGAGGCCCTGACCCCCGGCCGGGATCCCCGCGCCCGCGCCGAGCGCGGGGACCGTGTACGCGCCCATGTTGAGGCCGCTCCCGAAACCGAAGGCGCCGCCGCCGCCGCCGGCGTTGGCAATTTCCTGCGGGACACGCGAGGACCAATAATCCGCGTTGCCCCCTTGCCAGCCGCCCGTCTCCAGAATCTTCTGGGTCATGTAGGCGATATCGGTCGGCCCGGTGCCTGGTCCTGTCGGCGTCAGGCCGTGCTGGGCGTAGAGCTGCGTGAGCTGCTGTTGGATATAGGCGGGGTCCATCGGGTTGCCGCCGCCCTGCGGGGGCGCGCCGCCCGCTTGTGGCGCGGTGCCCGCCGGGAGGGGTGCCCCGCCCGCGCCGCCGGCCGGCGCGAACTGCGACGGGTCGTAGTTCTCCTGCCACCACCCCGAGAGCGGCGCCCCCTGCGGCGCGACGTCGCCGGGGACGGCCCCCCCTTGCGCCTGCACCCCGGGGTCTTGCGTCCAGTTCCCGTTGGCATCAAACGGCATCGGTCACCTCGCGATCACCCGACCATCTTCGCGCCCTTGGCGATGAGCGCCGGCCCATCGGCGAGCGGCACCGCCCGCCGCGTGCCGTCCGGGGCTTCGAGCAGCACCGTCGCGGGCAGCGCGTGGGCGGACGTCCGGCCGGGCATCGGCACGGTCGGGTCGAGGCTCGTCGCGCCGGCGGCGCCCGCGTCCCCGAGGCGCGCGATCGGCACGTAGCCCGGTTGCCCCCCGCGACTCTGCACGGCGACCAGGCCCGGGCCCGGCGTCGTCGACCACGGCACGGCCGTCGGGTTGGGATTGCGCGCCACCGCCGTCGGCATGAACGCGTTCGCGCTCGCCTGCTGCGCGGGCGTGGGCGCGTACGGGCTCAGGGCCGGGTTGGGCGCGCCGCTGGGGGCCGGCACGCCGAGAAACGCGGAGAGCGCCGTCAGGCCCGCCGCGCCCTGCTGCGCGTAGGGGTCGAGGCGCGCCTGCCCCTGCGCCGCCTGCTGCTGCGCGATCTGGAGCGCCTGCTGATAGAGCGGCGACGTCTGCTGCAGCGCCTGTTGCGCCGCCGCCTGCTGCTGCTGGCTGGCTTGCTGGGCCGCAGTGGCTTGCTTGTTGGCCCCGTAGAGGCTCGCGCCGGCCCCGGCGAGTCCCGCGATCGCGAGCGCGGTCCCTGTCCCCACACTCATGGCACGCCTCCGGTCCCAAAGACGACTTGGATCAGCCGCGCCGTCTCGCCCGCGCCGTAGTTGGCGGCGAGCGCGCGCGCGTGAAAGTACGACGACGGAAAGAGGACGAGGCGATTCAGCTGTGCGGGCACAGTATGCCACGGCGTCCACTGCGCCGGATCGCGCCAGGCCTGCCACTCCGCCAGCAACGCCTCGCCGGTGGTGGCGAGCGAGGCGATCGCCCCCGTCGCCGCCGCGCCGCGCGTCCAGCGCCAGAAGGTCGTGCCGTCGTCGGTCGGCGGGTCGGGGGTGAGATAGGCGATCGCCGTCCACTCGCCCATGTCGCGGTCCGTGTGAATGAAATTCGGCTCGACCTGCCCGGCGGGACTCCGGCGCACGAAGGTCGTCGTCGGCGTCAAGGCCGGCCAGCGGGCCGCGATCCACTGCGGGAGTGCGTCGCTGACGGGGGCGGCGATCCCGTGAAACACGACGCCGGGGGTCGGTTCGACCGCGCCGAACGGCTGCGCGCGCGTCGCCGCGACATAGGCCGCCACGTCCGGCAGCACGTCGTCGACGACGGTGATCGCGGCCATCGCAGGCGTGACGGGCCGCTGATAAGTGGTCTCGAGCGCGCGGTAGCCGCGTCGCTGATACAGCAGGCCGACGCGCGGATCGCCGCCGGCCGGGGCGATCATCTGGATCTGCGACGCGCCGGTCTCACACGCCCAGCGCTCGGCGCGCTTCAGCAGCGCGGCCCCGATCCCGCGCGCGGCCGGGTCGACCCACCACATGACCTCCCCCGCCGTGGGGGCACCCGCGCACGGGTGCGCGTAGGCGACGAGCCCGATCATGCCGACGACCGCGCCCGCCTGATCCGCGACAAAGCACGCACACGTCGGGGTCGTGACCAGCTGCGTCGCGAGCGCCTCCAGCGCGGCCGGCGCGTCCGCTATGGCGTCGCCATAGGTCGCGGCGAGCTGCTGGCGCCCCATCGCGACGAGGCGCGGCACGTCGGCCAGGGTGGCGGGCCGGATCGTCATGGGGTCGGCGTGTCGAGCCCGGCGAGGCCGTTCCAGTCCGTCTGCACTTGACTTTGAATTTCGAGGTCGGTCGCCGTGCAGGTCGAGGTTTTCGTGGCCTCGTCGTACGTGGTCGTGTTGACGATGTTCACGCCCATGACGATGAGCGGCCCACCCGCTTGCGCGGCGGCCGACGGATTCTGCAGCACGCGCTGCGCATACAGGGCGCGGCCCGAGTGATAGGCGGTACTCGCCGATTCGCTCAACGTCGCGTTGGCGACATAGGCCATGACCGCGGTGACGCGCTCCATGAACCCGCCGGGGCCGAGATCGCGCGTGAGGGCCATCTGGGCGACGGTGTTCTCGACAGCCATCTCCTGTCTCCTCTACTGCATGCCGAAGGTGAAGGTGAAGCGCACCCGCAGGGCGGCGGTCGCGCCCCAGGCGACGCTGAAACTCGCGTCCTTCCAGAGCGCGACAGAGGCCCCCGCGGGCGAGACCGTCAATTCCCCCGCGCTGCTGCTGGTCGTCCCGTCGAAGTAGCGCGCCGGCCCCGAGGCGTAGAAGGCCGCCGTGATCCCGGCGGGCAGCGCGAAGCGGAGCTGCCCTGGTGTGCCGGTGATCGTGCCGGTGTCGGCGTAGAAGGCGAGCGTGATCGTCTTGCCGACGAGCGAGTACGCGTAGGTGTAGACGTTCCCCGAGGGGAAGCTCAGGGTGCCTGAGTCAGTCGTAAAGTTCGACGCGTTGTAGGGGATCGCGGTCCAGTGGCCGAGCGGGGTCGCCCGCTGTTTCTCGTACAGGTTCGCCTGGACGTACACGTTCCCCGCGCGGTCGAGTGTGAGCGGCGTGCTGGCGTTGGCGGTCAGCGCGTCGTTGACCGCCGAGATCGTGAACTGCTGCGAATAATTGAGGACCGCGAACGCGCGCGCATTGGCGGCCTGGCTCGGGTCGGTGAAGATCTGCCGCGCGTAGGTCGATCCCTGGATGATGAGGTCGGGCGCGAAGGTGTTCGATTGGTTCAGGCGCGGGATGTTCGACGAGAGGCGCGCGTCGGGGAGGATCCCGCTGGTGAGGATCGCGGCGCTGAGGGCGGCGAGCGCGTCACTCCCGCCGGTCTCGTGCGTCGCGTGATGGCCCTGGACGGCGCCCCCGCCGTTGAACTCGACCAGGATCTGCGTGTTGTTCGGGATCGCGGCCGCCCCGTTCGCCAGCCACGTCACGGCGAAGGTGATGTACGTGCCGCTATCCACGCCCAGCGCGGTCGTCGCCAGGCGCACGTTCTGCGTCGCGTCGGTGTTGTTCTGGATGTAGATGTTGGCGCCGATCGGCTGGCCGAGCAGCCACGCGGTGGCATCGTTGCCGGGGTCGGTCGTTTTCGAGAACCACGCGGTCGTCACGCCGGTGTACGGGTAGGCGACGTTGAGCCGGACATCACCTGAGGGCGGACCCGCCGTGAGCGCGGTATCGAAGCGGTACTTCGCCAGCGCGGTGCCGTCAGAGGGCGGGAGCGCGAAGCCGCCATCAGCGCGCAGGAAGGTGCCGGTGCCGCCGGGATAGCCGCCTGGCACCTGCAGGACGTCGATCGACAGCCGCGCGTTCGGGAGCGTGCCGCTCGTGAGAATCGCCGCGTCGAGGGCCGCCAGCGCATCACTCCCGCCGGTCTCGTGCGTCGCGTGGTGCGCGGCCGGCGCGCCCCCGCCGCCGCCGCCGGTTGGCGCGAAGGCTTCCCACGCCGTGCCGTTCGATCGCTCGAGCGCGTTCGCGGCGTCGGTGACGCAGTAGAGCGTGCCGGGCGTGACCGCGCTCGCGGCCGGCTGGGCCGCGCGCGTCCCGCGCAGCGTGAGGTCGTCAATCGCGGTGTACGGCACGTAGATCGTCGCGGTCGGATTCGGCATCGCTACTCCGGCAGCCACACATAGACCTGACTGGCCGCCAGGCCGGCCGGCGCCGCCGACCGGAAACTGGCGACGGACAGCGCGGTGCCGCTGCCGCCCGTGTAGGTCCAGACGGGCGTGATCGCGGCGGCCACCGCCTGCACCAGGAAGGCCGTCGCGCCCGGATTGGTCACGCCGCCGACAAACGGCACCGTCGTCTGGGTCATCGCCGGGCTGACGCTGAGACTGCCGAGCGCCGACGCCCCGGCGATCCCGGTGACGACCAGCGCCCCGTTGGCGGCGGGTGTGATGGATCCGGCGGAGGCGGGGGAGAAGCCGGACCCGCCGTTTTGCGTCTCGAACGGCGTGGCGGGGGCCCCCGAGAAGGCCTGGACGATGATCGCGGGATAGATGCTGCCGCCGCTGGTCACCGTGAAGGTGTGCCCGGGGCCGACGGTCGGCGTCGTCGCGTACCAGAACTGATGCTTCGTGGTCCCGGAGGCGTGCTGGGTGAGCGCGAGGTAGGCGTTGCCCTTGTTGTCGGTCGGCGTGTTGGCGTCGGCGAAGGCCGCCCATGAGACGCTGACGACGATCAGGCTCGCCCCGGTCGTGTCGATCGCGCCCGTCGTGCCGCCTGTGGCCCCCGGGGTCGCCGTCACGGTCGCCATGGGCCCGATCCCCATCAGGGCACCGTCACCGTCAGGGTGTGCGTCAGCCGCGTGATCGTGCTGGCCGACGTCACGCTAGAGCGGAGGCGCGAGCCCGCGGCGACGCTGACCGTCCACCCGGTGAGCGTCGTATCCTGTCCGCTCATTGCCGAAGACAGCGTCGGCGGCGCACTCCCCACGATGGAGGTCGTCGGCACGGTCCCATACGATGCGGACACCGTCAGGTCGAGCACCACCGACCCGGACACATCGGCGATCAGCGTGGACGCGATGATCGTACAGGCGAACGGCAGATACAGGTCGCCCTTCACCCCGGGGGTGAGGGCACTCCCGCCGCCGTCGATGATGAGGCCAATCGCGCCGGTCCGTGCCGGGAGGCGGGCCGCGTTGACCGTGCCACTCGTGAGCACCGCCGCACTCAGCGCGGTGATCGCATCGCTGCCACCGGTCTCGTGACTGGCATGGTGCGCGGCCGGCACGCCGCCCGCCGGCGTCGACCACGCGCCGCTCCCGTCGAGATACTGCGCCGCGGTGCCCGAGAGCTTGGGCAGCAGCCCGTGCGCGCTGCCGCTCGCGTTCAGGGCGGTGACATCGGTCGGCGCGGCCAGCGTATCCAGCGGAATCGGGTCACTGCCGCCCGCTTCGTGCGTCGTGTGATGCGCCGGGACCCCGCCCCCAATCGAACTAAAGGACTCCCACGCCGTCCCATTACTCCGCTCGACGACACTTTCATCCGTGACGAAGTAGAGCGTGCCGATCGTGACCGTCGTCGCGGCGGGTTGTGCGGCGCGCGTCCCTCGTCGATGGATATCCGGAACAGTGGGCATCCGTTACCCCGGCTGAAACCCGACGATGCAGTCCCCCTGGCTATCAAACAGGATCTCGGGCGTCACCGGATCGCCATTCGTGATCGGCGTCCAGTACCCCGCCGTGACGATCGCGCCTGGCAGGCCGCTGATGTCGCCGCCACCCGCGTCGATCGGGGGCTGCGCCGCGTTGCCCACGTCGCGCGTCAGGTGCTGGAAATAGATCACCCACGGCGGCGTCAGCAGGCCCGTGCGGCGATCCGCGATCGGATGCGGGGCCGGGAGCGCGAGATAGGACCCCGCCATCAGCTGGACCCCTTCGTCGCGTCGAGCGAGGCCGCCAGCAGCACCCACTTCACCGGGTCGGTCATTGAGACCTCGAACACGCGGTCGCGCGATCGGCCCAGCCGCCGCCAGATCGCGCGCCGCCGGAACGCGCCCTGAAGGCCCGCGCTCACCGCGAGCGGCGCGCGCCAGGTATGGCCGCCGTCGTCGGACCAGCGGAGCGAGAGCTGCGGGTCGGTGCCGGGGTCGCTCGCCGTCCCGACCCCGGCTTCGAGCTGCAGTTGGAAGCGGGCGAAGAACTGCTCGACCTGCTCGGCCGACAGGTGCGGCGCCCGGCGCAGGCGGCGGATGCGCTGGATCTGGCCGGGCGGGACGGTCAGCAGTTGCGCGGCCACGCCCCAGTGCAACTGGCCCGCGAAGCCGCTGGCCCCGGGCGCGACCTGGAGCGTGATCGTATCGCCCTCGGCATACGCCTGCGTCGCCGTCACGCTGCCGGTCGTCGCCAGGTCCGCGATGGTGGTGGTCAGCGGCGTGTCCGTGCCATTGCGGCGCAGGGTATAGCCGACCGCGCGGCCGGCCCCACTCGCGAGCGAGCGTTCGATCACCAGGCCGGTGGTCTCACAGCCGCCCGACCCAATCGGGGCGAGATGCGCGGACTCGAGCGGCGCGTCGGCGGCCTGATCGGACCGGGTCCATTTCCAGGAGGGGGTGTCGCCCGGCACGGCATCGTTCGAGCCGCCACAGCACATGAACGCGCCGTCGGCGCTGGGGGTATAGACGACCCCGACCGCGACGTGCGCGACGGCGAACGGCGCATCCGCGCCGCCCCGGACGAGGAGCACATCGAACTGGTCGAGCAGCGTCCCGGGGACCGAGCAGGTGGACTGGACGACCGTGGCCGCCCCCGTCAGCACGGTCGTCGTGTCGGGCGTGCCGCCGGTGCCGTCCTGGCGCACGCCGTTTTTCCGCACCCAGGCCGTCCACGCCCCCGCGCCCGGCGCGCCGCTATAGGCGCGCAGGCAGAGGCCCGTGACCGCCCCCGGCACGGCGCAGAGCGCATAGGTACTGCTGGCCGGCGGCGGACTCGCCGGGTCGTAGGTCTCGAAGACGCCATTGCCGAACGCCCCACCGATCCAACCGTGGCCGACCGCGACGCTGCCCGAGCCCGGCGTGAGGCCGAACAGCATCGCCGCGCCCTCGCGTTCGAGCCCGCAGGCGAGCATCTGGCCGTAGGCGGGGAGGGTCGGCCCCTCGTAGCGATAGCTCACATCCTGGCCCGCCAGCACGGACACATCCGGCCCGTCGGCGCGCGCCGAGAACTGCCCGCTCGGCAGCGTGACCGCCAGCGCCGACGCCGCCCCGTCGACCATCAGGGTCACCGTGACATCGGCGGCGAAGACGACGGGGCCCGCGACGACGAGCCGCCGGAACACACTGTCCTGCCCCAGCGGCACCTTGGCCCAATCCGCCCCGTAGGTGACCGAATTCGACCAGTCGCCCTCGCCATTGAGCACCCCCAGATAACTGGGCTGTGGCGCGCCATAGCCGGCATGGAACCCGACCTTCGGCAGGAGTTGCCGCATCAGCGCCGCCTCACGCGCGCGGTCACGCGGGGAGCTCCAGGTCGTATACCTCCAGCGTCTGTTGATACACGACCCCGCGCGACCGGTCGCCGACCAGATGCTTCCCCCACATGAACGCGTGACAGCGCGGCAGGTCCGCCGTCCAGGTCGGCGACGGGTCGAGCGGGGTCGTGTCGAGCGCGCGCTCGTGCCACCGCTGCTCGGTCACGTCATAGACCCAGGAGGTGTAGTCGATGCCCGACCCGGGTGCCGGGCCCTGCGGCAGGTACAGCACGTAGAAGGCGTGCCCGTCCTCCTGATACGTCCACGCGATGACGTCCGACAGCTCGGTTTCGGCCTGGAGGCTGCGGTACTGGCGCAACGCGTCCTGCACGGCCGCCGTCGAGACGGGGACGGGCGTATACCCGTTGGCCTGCACGACCAGGCCGGAGCCGTGCCGATCCCACCCCATCCAGACCAGCGTGTCGGCAATCGGCGCCACGGACCACGGCGCGAGAATCCCCTGCTCGATGAAGACGCCCTGGATCGGCTCGAAGGGAAAATCCGCGTTCCCGCTGTTGTACCAGACCTGCGTCGTCTTGGTCCCAAAGAGCCACAGCTGCCGGTGCGACACGGCGAGCGCGACGACGCGGTCGCTGCTGGTCGAGACCATCGCGACGTCGAGCCCGTCCCAGGCGGTCCCGTCCTCGAGCGCCGAGATTTGAAACGTGTTGTGGTCGCCGTCGAGCACGACGAAGTAGCCGTCGACAAAGGCGCCCATGAGCGCGTAGGCGGGAAAGTCGGGGTCGCTGATCGCCGCGAAGGCGTCCGAGGCGAGGTCGAGAATGTACCCCGCGCGGCCACTGACGACGAAGAGCTGATGCCCCTGCCGGCCGTTACTGGCAAACGTCGCGGGCTGTCCATCATCGACGACCGTGCCGCGCCGGACGAAGCCGCCGGGCGCGAAGAGCTCGAAGAGGCCATCGCCGGCCACGGCCCAGGCGCGCTGATCTTCGGCGAACAGCCCACGCACCGACGCGCCCCCGAGCGCGGCGAAGATCCGCAGCCCGGGCGTGCCGTAGAGCGCGCCGCCGGTCGCGGGGGTCGTGCCCGCGCGCCCGCGTTCGAGATACAGGTTGATCGTGCGCTCGGTGTTGTAGGTCACCGAGCGGGCCGGGTCCGAGGGGCCGATGAAGCCGGGATAGTCCATCGCGTGACCCCTGCGGCTTAGCTGTCGCTGAGGATGTTGTACGCCCCCGGCGCTCCGCCCGGCAGCCCCGGGTCCATCCCGAGTTCCACGAGCGAGACATTCTGGCGCTTGACATCCGCGAGACTCTCGCGCGCGGCGCGGTCGATGAGCGGGTCGAGCGGTCGCCCGAACTCGGGCGCCAACGCCACCGCGAGATTCGTCCGCAGCGCCAGTCCGTACCCGGGCGCGAGCGAGACGGCCGTCGTCAGATCGGGAAACTGCGCGACGGTCTCATCCGCGTAGAGGACGAGGCTCAGCGCGGTCGCGGGAACCGGATAGACCGTGAGCGTCCCGCCCGTCATCGTCGGCGCGTACGTGACGGCCTGCACCCACGCGCCGCTCAGCGTCTTGACGGCGATGGCAATGTCCTCCTGCGGCGTCAGGACGGCGACGGGGACCTCAGTCGCCGGCGGCCCCGGGACGAGCCACGCCGCCGCCGTGAGCGCCATGGGGCGCGGCACGAGCGGCAGATCGCCGCCTGGCCCGACCTGGTAGGTCTGCTGGCCCGGCACGAGCGTGACGACGTCGCGCCGGTGGGCGATCATCGTCTGCGCGTGCGTGCCCCAGCTGTCGATGAGCTCATTGAGCCGCAGGAGGCTGTCCTGCTGCTCCTGCGTGATCGGCACTTCGTCGCCCGCGATCGCGCCGAGGAGCTTGAGACTATCGGTAATGAGCTGCAGCGCCGTGCGCGTCAGCATCCGTCACACCGTATAGAGCGCGACGAGCCCCGTCGCCGTCGTGCTGGTCGCGTTCACCCGCGCCACGCGCACCGGCAGCACGAGGGGCCCGGTGACCGTCAGCGGGACGACGGCCCCGTTCTCGAAGACGGCCTGCACGACGCCGCTGCTGCCGATGAGCAACGCGTCGGTCGGCCGCGCCAGATTGACGGTATCGCTGGGCGTGACGGGCTCCGCCTTGTTGTAGATCGGGCCGGTGCGGATCATCGGTGCCGCCCCCGCGCAGCAGGCTCCGTGAAGGCGAAGTCCACCGTGTTGCTCACCCCGCCGCCGGGCTGCCGGACCGCCACCGGCACGGTCGCCGGCGCGAGCCAGACCGCCATGTCGACCCCCGTCGTCACCTCGGTCGGCGAGACGACGGTCGTCGGTTCGTCATGGCCGTTGAAGACAATCACGGCGTTTGGCGCGAAGTCCGTGCCCCGGACGTGCACCGTGAAGGAGGGCATCCCGAGGACGGCCGTGTCGGGCACGAGCGCCGTCACGACGGGCGGCGGCCCCGTGATCGGCGTCGCACTCCAGCCCGGCCCCAGCGCCAGCGCCTCCTCGGCGTTGGCGACGACGCGGGCCGGTTCGGTCGCGTGATACGCCCAGTGGGGCCAGGTCTGGGAGGTGATATAGGCGACCTCCAGCGCGGCCCGCTGGTCGTCGAGCGCCCGCAACTGCGCGTGATATTCCGCCTCCGTCATGGGCGGCGTCGTGGCAAACGGGGTCCCGGTGTCCATTACTCCACCTTTTTGCGGGGGCTCGGTTTCGGCGTCTCGGGAATCTCGCCGAGATGTCGCGCCGTGGCCGCGTCGGCCGCCGCCGCGTCCGCCTGCGCCTGCCGGCTCATGCGGCGGTCGCTCGCGGCGCGTTCCGCGGCCGCCTGCCCCAGGTCGTACTCCGCCTGCTCGGCCACGTCGTAGGCGTCGCCCGGCGTCGTGCGCCAGCCGGCGCCGTGCCGGAGCCCTTCCTGGAGGCGATCCTCGACGCCGCATTCCTCCCGCACGAGCTTGCCCCCCGGTCCCGGCAGGAACCGATAGAGCATCTTGGGATACTCCTGAAACACGTACGGTTTGTCCCACTTCTTGAGCTCGCGATCGCGGTCCCCGAGCCCGAGCGACTGATCAGCCATGGTGCCGTCCTTTCGTGTTAGGCGACCGCCACCCCTTTCAGGGACACCACCGTCCAATGCCCACGACTCGCCTGCAGGACCATGTTGGCGCCCACGAAGGCTCCGAACGTCGCGGCGCTCTTGGCCCCGCCCGTGACCCCGTCATCGTAGAGGCCCGTCGCCGTCACGACGTGCGCCGCCGCGGTCGGCGAGAGGAATCCCAGCGTGAGGCCGTCCTGGGCCCCCGTCGGCGCCCCGAGGGTGATCGCCGCGGCCGTCGCTTTCGCGAGGACGTACGTGGTGCTCCCCGCGAGGTCGGTCGCGGGGGTGATCGTCGCATCGCCCCCGAGCGTGACGCGCGCCGGATCGCCCGCTTTAATGACCGTGCCGCTCCCGGTCGGGGGATTGGAAAAGTCCGTGCCGAGCCCGGTCGCGACGGCCGCGTTGAGGCCGTGCGCGAGCTGCGCCGAGCCGTCCAGGCCACGCCGCACCGGCACCACGGTGCCGTTCGCCGCCGCCGTCTGCACCATGATCTCGTTGTCCACGCGGATGGTATTGCCCGCGGCGAAGCCGGTCGCCGACGCGACGGTGATCTTGGGGTCGTTGGCGCTGACGGCCGCCGCCAGGGTCGTATTCGTGATCGCCATGTGTGTGTCTCCTTCGGATGCGTGCCGCGCGGTTAGCCCTGCACCCGGCAGGCCCACTCTGGCCGGAACTCTTTGAACCCGTACAGCGCGTCGATGCGCGCCATCTTCTGGTCCGTCTGCGCGCTGTATTGCTTGACGTAGCGCAGCGAGACGTTCAGCTCGTTGTCCGAGACGCGCGCCACGGTCGCGCCGTCGAGGTCCGCGTCGAGGTCGGCCATCGCGAGAATGAACGCCTCGGGATGGAAGATCAGCGAATTGGTCGAGCTCGTCGCGGCCATCGTGCCGGCGCCCGTCGTGATCGTCGAGCCGACCGGGATGATCGCGGCGCCCCCGAGTGGCGCGTTGCTCACGGTCTGCAGGTTGCCAGACGGAATGATCGGCGGCGCAATGCTGATGGTCATCGCGCCCGTCGTATCCGAGACCGTCTGCTGGACGACGAACTGCTGGAGTTGCCCGGTGCTGACGTAACTCTGTGGGTTCACTTCGTACACGCCCGCAATCGTGAAGATGTCGCCCGCGTTGAGCGTGGAGGCGCCCGAGGCCCACGCCTGCGTCAGGAGGCTCGAGCCCGTCTGGTTCGCGCCGTTCACGGTCGGCGTACAGGACGTGAAGCTGCCCGTCGTCAGGCGGGCCACGTTCTGATCCTGATACCACTCATCGATGCCGAGCTGAGCGCGCCCGAACTGCCCCTCGCGGTAGTTCTCGCTGATCTTGGCCGAGGGATTGAACAACGTGGTCGTGTCCTGCACCAGGTTGACCATGTGCATCGGATCGAGGATGGCGCAGCGGGCGCCAGACGGCGTCGCGATCAGCGTCAGCTTCGCGCTGCCTTGCATATAGGTGAGGCGTGACGTGGGCGCCACGCCCGGGGTCCCGACGGTATGCCAGACGGTCGGCGTCATGCGGGCCAGCCCGTCCACGTCGATCGTGTTGGCGAGCTGCTCGCCGGCCGGGTTGACGTACCGCTTGCGGACGTCCTCGACGATCATCGTGGCATCGGCCGTCGACCACGAGGTGCCGATGTTGGCCTGGTCGGTGAGCGTGACGGGCACCGTCACGTCGTTGATCGGCTGGGCCTGGAAGGCTTGGCCCTTGGTGGTGCGGAAGCGTTGCGGCAGGCGGCCTGAGACGGTGTAGCCGACCTTGGCGCCGCCGGCCTTGAACTTGTCGTCGTACCAGCGTTCGATGTTGGCCGCGAACTTGAGCATGTTCACGGCGACCCTGGCCACGTCCTTGAGGACCCAGGTGGGAGTGATAAACGTATTCGCCATCGCCAGCCCCTGTCTGAGGCGTGCCAGGCGCGGGCGGGGGTCAGCGGGTGCCGGGGACCTTCAGCTTGCGGTTCCAGTAGCGCGCATGCTCGGCCGCCGACGCCTCGTCACCCGGGGGCGCGTCGGACACGACAGGCGAGCTGCCTACCGGCGTGACAGGCGGCTTCGCGGTACTCACCACCGCCCGCGCGGCTGGGCCGGACCCGTTCGTGGGTGCAGCACGCGGGGCAAGCTGACTCTCGAGCAGACGGCGCATCACTGTGGCAGCGGCGACGGGAGTCTGGACGGACTCCTCAGCGAGCTGGGTGCACTCCTCCGGATGCGTGGCGAGGTAGTACACGAGATCCGCGGCGTGGGGGGAGTCGGTGATCGCCTCCCGCATCACGGCCGAGACCTGGAGACCTAGTGTATCAGCGTGTGTCAAGACCTGATCGAAGTCCGCGTGTGTTTTCCGGCCGTCGGCGAGCCGCGCCGCGAACGCGTCCGCGCGGGTCGCCTCGGCCTGCCGCGCCTCGCGCTCGGCGAGCGCCTGCGCGATGCCCTGGGCGCGGTCCCAGCGCGTCCACGCCTGGAGATAGGCGGTATACGGGTCGGCGGCGCCCGTGAACTGGTCAAACTGCGGTTCGGGCGACCCCGCGACGGGCGCGGCCGGGATCGGCGGGGCGTCAGGCGCCACCGGGGAGGGCCCCGCCGGCGGTCCCGTGGGCCCGGGGCGATAGCGGGCCAGTTCGGCCTCGAGCGCGGCAGCGCGCCGCTCGGCGTCGGCTTTCTGCGCGAGCGCCTGGTTGAGGCGCGCGATCGGGTTGTGGCGCGGCAGCGTGTCATCGCGGCGGCGCGCCGGTGCCGCAGGCTCTGCGGGGGGGGCCGCGTCGGCCGGGGGCGCGGCGGCCGCCGCGGGCTCGGCAGGCTCGGCTTTCGGGACGAAGCGGCCTTGCTTGTCGCGGACCGGCCCGGCGGGCGCGGCCGGCTCCGGGGCGGCCTCGGCGGACGGGGCCGCGGGCGGCGCCTCCAGCTCCGCGCGCAGCTCGGCTTCGCTCGCCGTGTTGGTCGTGATCGTCACGCCGCCGTGTTCGACGCTGACCAGGTCTTGCTGGGCCATAAACGCTATGCCGATTGCATAATGACGTACACCAAGGCGCAATTGATGGGGAGGGTCTCTACCGTTGCGGGATCGCCACTCGCCGTGATACCTGGAACAATTGTGAGATCAGCTCGCCCATCCTCCCACCTCCGGATATCCGACACCGTGAAGCGCGTCGGCGTCTTCGCCGTCCTGACACCTAAGATCGCGATCTCATCGCCCTGCTGCACCGGAGTCCAAGTACCACCACGCTTGCAATGAAGAACCGGTCCCGTCTGGTTCGCGCCGTGTACCACGAGGTCTGTGGCACGCCAGTTAGGTCCATCCGGTTCTGGCAGTATGCCCAACTGATGCCACCACGCCCACGGGTCAGCCACGGCTAACGGCCCATGGACGGCCACGAGATGCTCGTACCACATCTCCTCCAGTCGCTCTGGGGTCTGGGCGACGGCCACATGTGAACAGTCAGCGATGAAACAGCGCGACCGATACAGCTCCCTCTGCTGCGTCATGCGCTTTCCGTCTCACTCGTTGCCGGTTGCTGCTGCGCGGCCATCGCCATCTCGTGCTCGCGGTCCCGCTGCGCCTGATCCGCCTCGTGCGCCGCGAGCACCACGTCATGCGTCCGATCATGCGCCCGCTGCACGCCCTCGTGCACACGATCCGCGAGCCGCTGCTCGGCTTCGAACCGCTGCTCGCGCGCCAGCGCAATCGCTTCATGCAGCGCGGTCAGCTGCGAGGTCGCGCCCTTGGTCGCCGCGTTGATCTCGGCCACCGCAATGGCGGTCGCGTCCTTCATCCGTTGCAGTTCGACGTCGCGCGCATACTCGGCCTGCTTGATCTGCACCTCGCCCTGCTGCTTGACCTGGTCGGTCTGAATGACCTCGGTCTTCGCCTGCAGCTCCTTGGTCAGCAGCTGAATCATCTGCTGCGCCTGCCCGAGCTGCTGCTGGAGCTGCGGCACGCTCGGCCCCGGCTGCCCCTCCTCGTCCTGGAACTGCGGCGGCAGGGTCTTCTTGGCAATGGCCGCCAACTTCTTGGCCCCCGGGAAGTCGAGCTCGTCGAGCCAGAAGGGCGCGAGGATCGGCGCCAGCGCGGGCGCCGCCTGCATGATCCCGGCAATCGCCTCGGCGGTCTCTTCGCGGCGCGTCGCGTAGGACTTGCCGACCACGGCCTGGACCGACAACTGGTCGCCCGCGCGCAGGTCCACCGTCTCGGCCCCCGGGGTGCCCGGCGGCACGGCCTGCGGCTGCCCGTCTGGCTGACGCACAAAGGGAATATTCACCAGCAGCGACCGGCGGCGATCATCGACGCCGAGCGCCGGGACGACGCGGCCCGGCCGGTCGTAGATCCGGGGGATCAGATCCTTGAGGATCTTCCCTTCGTAGAGCATCGAGATCGACGAGAGGTTATCGAGATAGCCGGACGTGCCGACCTCGGCCTGCCCCTGGAGGGCGCGAATCGCGACGCCGCTGCGGTCGCTCGGATCCAGTTGCCCGAGCGCCACCGGCGGCAGGTTCGTCGTCGCATGCAGATCGTCTTTGGCGGCGGCGGCGGCGATCGTCACCGCCTGAATGGCCGGCTCGGCGACATTGCGCGACGGAGGCGCCGCCGGCCCGCCGCTGTAGGTCGTCAGGCGGAACGGCAGATACGGCAGATTGCGCGTGTTCGCCTGCTGCCACCACGCTTCGTAGCCTTCAAGCTGCCCGTCGCCGATGAGCCATGGCGCGCGCGGCGCGAGGCCCACGGCCTCGACTTGCGCCGAGCGCATGTAGTTATAGGACTGCTGCGCGTCGCGCGCAAACTGCACGATCCCCGACCAGCGCCGGTCCCCGTTCACGTTCGCTTCATCGCCCACCACCGGCACGATCGGGATGTAGCGGCCGTTCCACTCCTGCGGCCCCTCGAGCGTCTCGACGCCGTTGATCAGGGACCAGAAGACTTTGCGCGCCGTGACGATCGGCCGGCGCGGCAGGCGCGTGCCGCGGTCGCGCTCGACGTCGGCCAGCAGGCCGGGCGGGATGTCCCCCTCGCGCGCCGTCGTCCCGTCGGGCAAGAGCACGAGGAGATCGGTCGTCTCACGCACCTCCCAGTATTCGGCCACGCGCACGCCGACGCCCGCGTCGCCATGCGTCGTCGTGATCCACTGCGGGATGTCATTCCCCAGCGCCGTCAGTTCGCGGTCCGAATAGGAGGCGAGCTCGCTCCCCGGATGCGCGCGCTTGTAGCGCGCCAGCGGCAGGTCCTCGGTGAGGAGCGCAAACTGGCCGTCGCTCCAGTCCGGCTCCTGCGCGAAGGGGTCGAGATACACCGACGCCTGATTCAGGATGCGCTTGTAGACAATCTTCTGGTCGAACGTGCGCGCGTTGGTGTACTCGGTCAGCAGCCGGTAGGCGCCAAAGCCGCACTTAGCCGCCCGCTCGAAGGCCCATTGGCGGGCGAGATGCGCGCGGCTGTCGGCCTGGACCGCCCGCGCGATGTCGTCGTAGGCCTGCGCGAGCGCCTGCGTCGCGCCCTCGCCGTCGGGCGCAAACGAGAGCCCGAGTTTGGCGGCGCGCGCCGTGTTGATGACCTGTTGCACGGGCGCGCGCAGCAGATTGAATTCCAGGCACGGCCGCGGCGCGACGGCGGGCAGGCCGCCCCCGGCCGCCACGCCGAGGCGCGCTTTCCGGATGTCGTCGTCCCATTGGGCCCCGGCCACATCGACGAAGCGGAGATCGGCGAGCTCACGCGCGCGCTGTTCCTGATAGGCCTCGGTGCAGAGCCGGAAGCGGTCGAGCGCCGTCTCGTGCGCCGTGCGGTCGGGCGCGTCGGGGTCGGTCGGGGTCTCGCGGGCGGCGGTGGGCGATGGTGTGGGCGGCGGCGCCGTGTCGATCGCCATGCTCAACTCGCAGCCACGTGGTTATCATCCGTAACCCGACGCCATTCCGTCTCATAAATCTTGCGCCCGACGCGACTATTTATCGCCGCTGCCTGTTCCGGCCAAGGGCGGTTCCGTAACCACGAAAGCCATTGACGCAGTTCCTCCCAGGCCTGAGCGTCAGCACGATACGGGATCACGGCGCGCAGTTCCTTTAGAGATTTCCGCCCGAAGTTCTTCTGTTTCAGAAATTCCGCATCGGGCATCACGGCGATATCTCGCACAAGCTCAAGGTGGTGGTTCTTCGCCGCGTTATAGGCACGCACTGACAACGGGCACGGATCGAGATCATCAAGTAGTCGCTGGTCTAAGGTCTCGACCGCTTCAAGCGTCAACCCTATGTCGCGGCCACAATGCGGACACTTCGCCACCGTCGCCATACGCTACTCGCTCGACAGCCCGGCCGCCGTGAGGGCGGCGGCGACCGTCGCGCGGACCGTCGCGTCGGGGATCGCCTGCAGCGTCGCGGCGATGGAGGCCGGCGGCTGCCCGCGCAGGAGCCGCAGCAGCTTCCGCACGCGGACCGGCGTGACCGGGCGGCGCAGGAGCGCACCGGCGAGGCCGGCGGGGGTCGTGACGGACGGCCGCGGATCACTCATTTCGGGCCCTTGCGGCTGAGCGCAGCGACCGCGCCAAAAAATCCGCGCTGGGCCTTCGTCAGCGGCTGGCCCTGCGCGGTGCCGTCGCGCAGGATCTGCTTCGCCTTCGCGGGCGAGGGCGCGTCTTTGCGCTGCGACGGGAGTCGTTTACTCATGGTGTGGGCCGATTGTAGTCCGCGGCGCCCGATCACACAACTGCTGGTTTGTCAAGCGCCCTCACCCCATCCACGCGCTAGGCGACACCGGCCGCGGCCCCAGGGGCGGCGGCTCCTGGATCGTCGGCGCCGCCCGCCGCGGCGAGAAGTTGTGCTGCAGGTACTGCAGGCAGACCTGCCCGTGGTCATACCAGCCGTCGGCTTTGGGCTGGCGCATCGGCTTGTTGTTCACGCTCACCGTGAGCGGGCTCCACACATAGCCCACCTCGCAACCATCCGCGAGAAACTTCTCCTCCAGCACGCCGCGCCGCGACGAGACGACGAGCCAGCGCGTCGTGTCGATCCCGAACGCCTCCTCGCCCGTCGATGTGCGCCGCCGCATGGCGCGCGCCAGCTCCTCGATGAGCCCGAGCCGCACGTCGGGCGCGTTGCTCGTCGTCAGGTACTCAATCGCGTGCCCCCGCGGATAATGCGCGCGGAGGATCTCGACCCCCGTCTGCCGCTGGCCCTGATTGGCCTGGCTGCCCGCCGGGTCGCAGCACGTCTTGAGGATCGGGACCTCCCCGAACCACTCGCGGCGATAGCGCGCGACGACCTGCATGAAGTCGTCCAGGAAGAGATCCTCGCCCTGCACGCCCCCGAGCACGAGCACGGCGCCGAAGGGGTCGGTCTGGCGCGCGATCCAGCAGGGATGATGCTGCCCGAAGTCGAACGCCTCCTCAAGCGGCAGCGCCGGGTTGCACGCCAGGGCGCGCTCGTGGATCCGCCGCGTAAACGCGCCGCCGTACACGGGCTCGCCGATGATGTTCATGCCGCGCCGGCCCTCGAGCAGCGTGCGCCGCTTGGGATGGCCGGGAGGATAGGTCTCCTCAAGGTTGCGGATCGTGGCCGCGTCGAGATTGTGCGCGTTGTTATACACACTGAGCGAAATGTACCGGCGATGGGGCAGCGCATTGTCCACGGGGAACTCTTTCGCAATCCAGGATCGGTCGTCCACGGCCTGTGGGGTAATCGTGATGGCGTGCGGATAGCCTTTCTGGGAGAGCCGCGCCTTGAGCTCGTCGTAGATATCGCGGGGGATTTCCTCCGCCTGGTCGATGTATGCGCGCGCGAGCGTGAGCCCACGAAATTTGCCGTAGCGCGTCTGTTGGTCTTGCGCTTTCAAGCCGCGAATATAGGCCCTGGATCCGTTGGTGAACTCGTCATAGTGTTCGAGCGGATTCCACGTCGCACGAATCCCGGCCTGCTCCAAAATGCCGCGCCAGATCGGTTTCAGAATCGATTGGGTCGCGTCCTCCGTCCAGCGGGCGAGGACGGTATGAATGCCGGGATGGGCCACCATCGCGTTCAGCTCGCGCCACAGGCCAATCGTGGTTTTGCCCGAGCGGAGACTGCCTTCCACGTTGAGCGCCGTCGTGGTATCGGTGAGCGCCTCCCATTGCTTCCCGAGCCACGACATCACGACTTTCCGTTCGTGCATGGCCGCCGTTATACGGACGCCCGCCGTGTCATCCGCCGATTCGCGAGGTTCTCCGCGCGCTGTCCGGTCAGATCAATCAATCCGGGCATCTTTCACCTCCTGATGCACGATGCGCACGGGTAGCGGCGCGCCCTCGGCGGTCCCGACCTCGTGGAGCTGCGTCGGCACGCCCATCGTGCGGTTGTTGATCTCCTTGACGAGCGCCGGGTCGGGCGCCTGCGCTTCGATGAGCCAGGCCGTCGTGCCGCGCGGCGGCGGCGTGCGCATGATGTCGGCGATCTGCTCGGGGTCCGTGATGCGCACGTAGCCCGCCGCGGTCCGCACCATCAGCACGTACACGCCGAGCGCCCGTTCGCGCTGCACGCGCCACCGCGCCTCTTCGTCCGCCTGCATGAACGCGCGATAGGCGTCCTCGGTCGCCTGCTTGCTCTTGGTGTGCGGGTCCTGGCTACCTTTCGGGCGTCCCGCATGCGGTCGCTTCCCCCCTCGGGCCATACGGTTCAGCGGGTGTTTGATTCGTGATTCAAAGAATCAAACGTGCTCATCCTCGTAACTCCAGCACGTCCCCCTCGAACAGACTGCGCGACAGCGAGACGACCGGCAGATCGACCGTCTCGGGGGCCGGCTCGACGCGAATCACCGCGCAGGGCACCTCCGTCGGCCCGGCGTAGCGTTTGACGGCCAGGAGCTCGACGACCTGCGCGTCATCGTGGTACGCGACGTGCGTCAAGGCATCGAGGACGCTGCGGGCGCATTTATCGACATCGGGCGCCTTGCAATGCTGTCGGATGCGTTTCGCCAGCGACTGGGGCCGCGGCAGGTAGAACGCAATCGACAGCCGCACGCCGCCGGGAATCAGCGCGCGGTCCTCGTCGGGCAAGCCGTCCATCGCTTGACTGGCCGCTTCGCTCACGAGCTGCTGCCAGGCTTTGAGGGACCGGTTCGAATCGGTGATGATCGGCCGTGTCCAGCCGCGCGGCACGAAGGCGCGCGTACTGCCTTTCGGTTGTGCGATGCCATAGGCGCGGAAGATCAGGATCACAGCGGCGTCCCGTCCGGCATCCGGCCGCCGTTGCCGAAGCCCTTCACCGTCATCCGGCCGACCGAACACGTGCACTCGTACCCTTTCAGATTGCCCTGATCTTCGTCGGCGAGTCGGCCGTCGCCGTCGACCTGGTTGCCGTACTGCTTGGTCGCGATGGTTTCCCAGACCGTGAGATCGATCGGGTGCCCGCGCCCGCTGTCGCCGAGGCCCCACAGGCCGCCCGGCGCGAGGCGATCGAGGCAATCGGTGGCGCGCGCGTTCATCATGCCCGCGGACCAGGACGGATCGCACTGATACAGGACGCCGTCCACCTTGCCGGCGTTGTCGTTCCAGAAATCGGTGGGCGTCTGGTCGTTCGGCTGCCAGCTGATGTAGTGCGGATAGAAGTGCAGCATGATACGAGCGCGCGTGCCGATCAAGGCGGCATCGTGATCGATCATCGCGCGGACCACTTCGGGGCTCCAGTAGTTCATTTCCCACGCCGGCGTGAGGACCTGCGCGGCGTCTTCCTCGAGCAGCCGCTCGACCAGCGGGTTCACGTCGTCAAGATGCGGATCGACCGGCGTGTAGTACTTGCTCCGCAGGAGGTGATGCACGAACAGCCCCGCCTTGCGGCAACGGACCGCCATCGCCACGTAGTCGGTCGGCGACATCCCCGCGGCGAACGAATCTTGCGGCGAGATCGAGATGTGGCTGTACCGGTAACTGCGGTGCGTCTCCAGGATCCGCGCTTCCCAGTCGCGCCCGTAGCGGTCGAGGAAGTACGTCAGCACGCGATCCTGCGCGGGTCCGACGCCGCCGCCCTCGACGGGCGGCAACCCTGGCAGCGTGATTGCCCACGCGTCGCCGCGCCACCAGGTGACGTCGGCGTGCGCGGGCGGGGCTTCGCGTAAGGCGGTTTGCACCGGCAGCGGGGCGCCGGTCTCGGGATCGACGCTGTCCGGGTCGAACGGCGGCAGCGGCGGGCGCATGACCAGCACCGGCGGTTTCGGCTTCGTGACGACCGGCATCGTATAGATCGCGGGCTTCATAGCACGAGCCGCCGCAAATCGTCCACGCCATCCAACGCCACGGAGGGGGCCCGGTGTTCCTGAAGTTCCCGCTCGAACTGACTCGCGTCCTCATCGTTCGACACGGCGATCCTCGTGATGAACGCATGGCAGATAATGCCGTTCGCTGTCGTGCCTTCCCAGAGCCGCGCCGGCACCACCCCCGTCGCTGTCTGCAGTGGGACAACCGTGGACGTGCTCTCCAGTACGACTCGCATGCACACGGCGAGTTTCGTGATGAACGCATGGCAGGCAATGCCGTTCGCTGTCGTGCCTTCCCAGAGCCGCGCCGACACCACCCCCGTCGCTGTCTGCAGTGGGACAACCGTGGACGTGCTCTCCAGTACGACTCGCATGCAGTCCTCCCTTCGCGTCATGCGCTGGCCACCTTCATCAACGTGTACACGAAGACCGGATCCTCGGCTCTCGGCTTGAACGACACCAGCACGCCCGCGATCGTGCACCGCCCGTACGCGCCGCGGCCGGGCACCCACGAGAAACACGCGGGCAGGCCCGGATACTGTTCGAGCTGATTGCCGGCGCCGTCGATCAGGCGCGCGGTGCCGTCGTCGGCGAGCTCGATGGTGGCGAATTCGATCCCGCCGAGGATCGTCTTGACGGCGAGGCCGGTCGCCGGATCGACCAGCTTCACGGTCGCCTGCGGGTTCGTCACGTCCGGGGAAATGAGATAGCTCATCGCGGGTCCTTTCTGTGGTGCTCGGCGGCATAGAGTTCGAGCCAGCACAGCTCGCGGCAGACGCGCGCCTCGGGATCGAGATAGAAACACACCCAGCCTTGGCGTCTGAGCCATGCCGCCATCCAGCGATTCGGCGCCGTGATCAGATTCGCGATGCGCATCGATTAGCCGTCCTCGCCGGGTTCGCGGTCCCGGACCAACTCCACCACACGGGGATAGCGGGTGGACGTCCGCAGCTTGTTGAAGAACGTCTCGCGGGCGGCATACCAGCGCGCGAGCTGGTCCCCATGCGCCCAGTGCCCGACGTCCTCAACCTGTTGTCGCCGCGCATGATACGCGCGTTCGCCGTCGTCATTGGGCACGAACCGCAGCGGTTTGTCGGACACGCCCGCGGCGACACAGCCGCGGCAGTCACACGGATGGTCCTGATAGGCCAGGTGCGCCGCGCGATCATGCGCCTCCATCTCGTCGGCCGTCATCCAGCGGTGATCCGTGCTGCGCGTCGGGCTGGGACTGCGACTGGGCAGTTCGGCCAGCCAATCGGCCACCTTCGGAAACCTGCGATGCTTCTCAAGACAGACCCGGCCACCGGCCAAGACCTCATCAATCGACCAGCACGGCGCCAGCACGCGGAAGTACGTCTGGGCGAGCGTGTCCAGATCGGCGGCTTTCAGCTTCAGCCGAAAGGCCGTCACGAGGCGGGAAAACGCCTCGTCAAATTTCTCGCGATCCATGTCGGTCATCGGTCAGGTTTCGGGCTGAGGAATCGCGCCGACGACCGGTCAGGGAGTCGGCGGCGCGAGGCCGATTTGTGCGTCGAATGTCCTGTGGATTTCCCGTCGTTTTTCGCATCGAATTCCGGGCCGATCTTTGTTCCTACCGAGCTTGATCTTTCGAATTTGGTGGCGTTTTTACTCCGTAAAACGCCACAAATTGAAAGATCAGCGTCAGTACTAAGATCTGAAAGATCCAGAGCTATCGTTTTGCCATGGCGTTTGCCATGGTGTTTGCCATGACGTTTGCCATGGGTTTTGCTATCGGTTTGCCATGGCATTTGCTATCGATTTGCCATAGCGTTTGCCATACCGTTTGCTATCGCTTGTGCCAGCGATGCACCGCGCCGTTCTTGCCCGCCTCAGATCGCGCCTGCCGCACGGCCATCCCCTTGCGCAAGACTTCCTCGAGCGTCGCGTTGCGCCAGCCTTCGGCGGTCAGCTGGAATCGAGCCAGCACCTTCGGTTTGAGTTTGGGCCAGCGCCGCGGATCGCCGCACGCCTTCGCGAGAATGTGATCGTCATTGGGAATCGGGCCTCCCCGTAACGCGCCCTCATCGAGCAGGTTGCGATACGCCGCTTGTTCTTCCAGGGTCAGATCCGTGTACGCCGAGCTCGCGCGCCAGCGATCGATCCACCACAGCAGGCCAGCCCTTCGCGTCATTGGGGTCACGCGCTTTTCGTCGTCGGGCCCGGCGCCACCTTCACGGCGGCCGGCCTCCTCGACTCCTGCGCCTGCTGCGCCAGGAGTTGCTGTTTCGCATATTGCAAGGCCTCGATTTTCGCGTCGAGGCTCGTGATCAACTTCTCAATGACGGCGTTCTTCCTCGGCATCGTCAGATCACCTCGAGATAGGCGCGGATGAACGCCGCCCCGACCTGCGGCACGATTGCATTGCCGTAGCCCCGCAGGAGCCCCACACGGCCGGGTACCCCATGAGCCAGCGGGAAAAGTCCGGGTTGAGTTGGCCGCCACTTGCCGTCGCGGCAGGGGAGCCAGACGACGTCGGTCCAGGGCTCGGGGCCAGCATCGCGAAGTCCTGTAAGTTCGATCCGTGGCGCGTCTCCCCCATCGCCCGTTCCGCCATCCCGCCCCGATCCGCGTCGTGGACCGTCGCCGTCGGCCAACTCGCGAGGTCCGCCTGCCCTTCCAGATTCAGCACCGGCGCCTCGTGATCCCCGTGCGCGTACTGATACTTGCCCGTCTTCGCCTTCGGCGTCGGCCACGAGGCCATTGCCGCCGCCGCGGGCAATCTGTCGGTTCCCTGCGAGGGTCCGCCCTTCGGCCGGTCCTGCTGACACGGTGTCGGCCACGAAGTACAGCCGTTGCCGGATATGCGGCGCCCCGACGCCCGCAGCGCCCAGATCCGCCGCCCCGACGGCGTAGCCCGCGCCTTCCAGGTCAGCACAAACCAGATCGAGCCACGCGAGCCCATCGACTGACGCAACCTGTTCGCCAAAGACGACTGCAGGGCGGCACTCGGCGATGAGCCGCTCCCACGCTGGCCAAAGATGGCGCGGATCATCGGCGCCATCGGCTTTCCCCGCGCTCGAGAAGGGCTGACAGGGACAACTGCCGGTCCAGACTGGCCTGTCATCTGGCCAGCCGGCGAGCCGGAGGGCGTATGACCAGCCTCCAATCCCGGCGAAGAAGTGACACTGCGCGTAGCCGCCGAGATCGGCGGGTCGAACATCGACAATTGAGCGCTCATCGACGTCCCCAGGCGCGATCGCGCCGGCCGAGATCAACGCGCGCAGCCAAGCGGCGGCATAGCGATCGCATTCGTTGTAGTACGCCGCCATCACGTCCCCTTGCGCCCATCGGCCAGAGCGCCGTTTCCCCGAGCCGCCGGCCGCAGCGTTGGCAGTCCCAGACGAGCGCGTGCGGCGTGACCACCTGGCCGGCCGCGTCGCGCTTCTGGCTCATCAGCACGAGATGCGGCAGCAGAAAGAGCGCCGCGTGACACCTCATAGCTCGCCCTCGAGCCGCGCGAGATACCCCGCGGCCGATTCGTACGGTTCGCGCTTGACGAGGTCGGCGACTTGCATCCGCACGTCCGGCGGGACCTCTCCGCGCAGGAGGGCGAGCCCGTCGGCCAGCGAGACAACCAGCCAGTAGCGCGTGCGGTCGTCGGCCGCGAGCTGCTGCGCGCGCGCCGTCACCGCCTCGGGGTCCGCCCGCCGCGCGGTCTTGCTCATGCCGCCACCCGGTACACATGGATCACCGAGTCGTCGCCGCCCGCGCGCTTCTGGGCCATGAAGATCCGGCCGGTCACCGGGTCATCGCACGCGCCGAGTGCCGCAGGCCGGCCCCACGACGGAAACGGCGTCCCAAACACCCAATACGCATACGGCTGCACGTCGTAGCAGATCGTCGTCCCGCGCTGCACGGCCGCGAGCTCGAGCGCGTCGTAGGCCCAGATCTGCAGGTAGTACGGCGCCGTGTGATCGCCTTTGCTCGTGTCGTACGGATCGTCGCAGTGGCCGGTCGGCGTCACGTCGCCGTAGCAGCAGGGGCCGTGCCCGTTGTCGCCGACAAACAGCACCGAGCGCGTGCCGGCGGGACAGACGACGACGCCGCCGACGTGCGACGTGCTGTTGAACAGCGGCAACGCCTGGCCGATGCGCGTCTCGTAATCGTAGAGGCCGTTGGGATACGGGTAGAACGACAGCGGGATCGCCGGCGCGTAGGGTGGCACGACGCCGATCTCGTCCGGATTGATGGCGAACGCGGCCGGCCCCATCGACGTGCGCATGACGATCGTCGGCGCCGTCCAGCCATGCAGCACGGGTCCGCCCAGAGGCCGCTGCCACGGGATCGGGACGCGGCCGTAGTAGCCGCCGATCGAGCCGGCGCCCTGGCCGCCGACCTGATACGGCCCGTCGGCCTGCGGGTGCGCGAAGTCGAGCGCACAGCGAATCTCCGACAGCTTGCCGTCGCAGTTCGCGTCGTAGTAGCGACTGGCCCCGACCCGCAAGGTCCCGTCGTCCCAGACGAGCAGCCCGCCAATCTGCGGCACCGTGCCGGCGTCGCCGACGATCGCCTGCAGGAGGCCGCAGCACGCGTCGGTCATCGGCTGCAGCAGCGGCGCCACCGGCAGCTCGCCGAGATAACCCGTCGTGCTGATGACCGGGGTCGGCAGCGGGCCGACTTCCGCGATGTAGTTGTTATTGGCGTCGGCCCCAAACAGGCTGTTGTGGGCCTGGCAGAACGTCAAGCCGGCGCCGAAGTAGCCGAGGCCCGCCGGCACCCGAAACGCGCCCTGATAGACCAAGTGTTCCGGCTGCACGAGCGTCAGGCGCGCGGGCCGCTCAGGCCGATCGGGTCGATCGGGTCGATCGGGCGGCCGCTCGGTCCAGGTCATGATCC